GGAAGGAACTGGCCCAAGCGCTGTTCGATCTGATCGACGGCGAGTTGGCCGCCCTGCCGGAGGGCGCCGATCATGCCTGATCGGCTTGGGAACGGGGGTTTACACCCCCGTTCAACCCATGGCGTAACACGCCACACAGTCCCCCTTCCCGGCATCCGGATCCAGCGGTCCAGGAAAAAGGGGGTCCAGTTGCCCGAAAGCGCCCGATACGTCGGTCGGCCAACCATCTGGGGCAATCCGTTCGAGCATCGCCACTGGGGGCACGCCAAGGCGACGCTCCACCATGATCGTTGGCTTCATGGTCAGTTGGGTGCGCTGTCACTCGAGTCGATGGGCTTCTCAGTCGCCGAGATCGATGCGCTCTTCCGCCTGCGTGAGCGCGTAATGACGCGGCTTCACTCACTCGCTGGCTGTAACCTTGCCTGTTGGTGCCCGATCACAAGTCGCTGGTGCCACGCGGACAACCTGCTGCGTATGATTCCCTTCCATGCGGATTGCGAACGGTGGGCGGCATGAACGGACCCCGCTCTCCCGAATGCGCCGAGGCGGTGCGCCGCTGGATGCTCGCCCAGATCAGCGAGCGAGCCAACGTCTTCTATCAGGGGCCGATGCCCGCAGCTGGTGGCGGCGATGCCGGGCACCATTTCACCATCTCGGTCCCGGTGGCCGATGCGGACAGCCTTCTTGGCCTGCGCAGCCTCTCCGGGCCGGTGCTGTCGCCCCCTGGTCTGTCGCCCTGCCTCGATGTCTCTGTCGTGCTGGTGGTGCCCAGCCCCACAATCCAGACCCGTGGCCGCTGGTCGCGCCGCGAGGTCACCGTTCACGTCAAGGGGAACGCATGATGGTCATTCGTCTCCCCCACATGCCCGGCGAGGAACCCGCACCCAGGCAGAACAAGTTTCGCGCGCGGCGCACGCCGTGCAATCAGGGGCATACCCACGCGAGCGCTGCCGAGGCGGGCCGCTGCAACGATCTGACCCTGCTGCAACGCGGCGGGCATATCCGCAACCTCGAGCAGCAGCCCAAGTTCACCTTCACCGATAGCGACGGTCGCCAGATCAAGCAGCTCAGCGGGCAACCCATGCGGTACACCGCCGATTTCCGGTATGACGAGGCCGGGAATGATGGCGAATGGCATGATGTCGTCGAGGATTTCAAGTCGCTGGCCACGATGACCGAGGCGGCGACGCTGCGCCTTGCCCTGTTCAAGCATTACCACCCCGGAAAACTGAAAATCGTGGGCCGTGGCATTGCCGCGCGCGGCACCGGGGGACGGCGAAAGGGAGCCGGGCGATGAGCAGTCGCCGCAATCCGGCGCGCCCGGCCAACAACGTCGTGACCGAAATGGTCATGGAATTGCATCGCCAGCAACAGGCCGGGGGCCTGACCAACATCGGCATGATCGACCAGCAGGGCCGTGTCTGGATCTCCGGAACCATCGACCTCGCGATGCTCGCCCATGTGACGGAATACGCCCTGCGGCGCGAGTTTGCTGCCCCGCGCTACGCCCAAGGTGCCAAGTGAGCGGCCTGCGCCTTTGCGCCACGGCTCGTGCGCAGCGAGACCGGCTGGTGCGCATGGGATATGCCCGTGGCGCGACACAGGCGGCGCTCGCTGCGCGCCTCGGGCTTTCTCCCAGCGGCATATCGCGCATTCTGGCCCGCCTTGATGCCCGACCGGATGCTGCCGAATTGCGCGTCCGGCGGCTGCGCGCGCCACGGCGCACTGGGCCCCGCCCGATCTGGCCTGACTGCCCACCGCATCTGGCCCGCGAATATCAGCGCATCCGCGCGATCATCGGATCGCGAGCCGCGCGAGACCAGCTGCTTTCGATTGAGGCGCGCGCCCGCGCTTCCGTTCCGTTTCCAACATCCGGGAGCCTGACATGAGTCGACCCGCTACCGATCGCATGAAGCACAATCCGCCCCTCGGCACACTCCCGGTGCTGCAATACGTGCTGCCCGCCCAGCTCACGATCGATGCGAGCTATCAGCGCACGCTCGACACAGCGGCAAGCCAGGCCCTGATACGCCAGATCGCCCAGCACTGGGATTGGGACCTGTGCCTCCCTCTTGTCGTCTCGCGCCGCGCCGACGGCAGCCTCTACGTGATCGACGGCCAGCACCGGCTGGCAGCGGCGAGGATACGCGGCGATATCGTGCAGTTGCCCGCCGTTGTCGGCAGCTATGCGTCGACAGCTGACGAAGCGGCGAACTTCGTGCACCTCAACCAGCAGCGCCGCCCGCTCGGCAAGCTCGACCTGTTCAAGGCGGCGGTGGCCAGCGGCGATACCGAGGCGACCGAGATCGTCGCCGCGCTCGATGCCGCCGGTCTGTCCGTCGCGCCGCACATGAACCCGATCTCGTGGGCCCCGGGCGCGCTCGCCAACATCGGTGGCATCCAGGCCAGCTGGCGGCGCCATGGGCCCGACGTCACCCGGCTGGCGCTCCGTGCGCTGCGCGAAGGCTTCGACGGCCAGGTCTTGCATTATGCCGGCAGCATCTTCCCCGGGGTTGCCGCCGTCGTCTCGGCAGAAGCCAGGCAGTTCAGGCCCGCCTTCACCGACAAGTCGTGGGCCGCCCTGATCGCGATGATCCGCAGCAGGACGCAGGACGAATGGCGCAGCGCGATGTTGATGGCCCGCGCCCACGACCCGAACCTGACGTTCCCCAAAGCGAGCGAGAAGGTTCTGCTGGATGCGTGGGATGCCGATGCCGACACGCTGATCACGCCTGCGGCGTCTGCCCCGGCACCCGCTGCATCGACAGCCAAGCCCAGCGCACCGCCTCCCCCCGCCCCGCCGTCGACCGCGCGCACAGGCCGCCCAACAATCCCGACCGGGTTGTTCTCCAAGGGGAAGAACACCGTTGCGCCTGTTGCTACGCCGAAGGCGGCACCTGCGAAGCCCACGGGTGGTGCACCGAAGGCAGCACCGGCGAAGCCCGCGGCTGTCGCCCCCACGCAGTCAGTGTCCGGGACGGCTGGGGCCAGCAGCGGGCTTCGCCGGTTCATCCCCGGCGCTGACCAGAAGGCCTGGTGCAGCCAGTGCGACCGCCGTGTCGGCGCCGCCGAATTTTTCAACTGCAAGGATGCGTTCTGCTCCTTCAAGCGAGAGCCGCGCTGATGTTCCGGATCCTGCTGTTTGCCTACCTTGGCTTTGTCGTCATCCTCGATCTCGCCGCCTTCGCGCTCTACATCAAGATGGATCCCCCGCGCGGCGGCTGGCAGTATCTGGCCCGTGTGACCGACCTCACTGTGATCGCCTGCACAGTCGCGATTGCTGCGCAGGTGATCTCGTGAGCAACCACGTCTCATCCGAGGTCACCAAGCGCCTGCTTGGCAGCGCGACGCGCAAGGCGCTTCTCGCGCTCATGGCCGACAAGGCCAGTGACTATGGCACCGGCATCTGGGCGAGCAAGCAGACGATGGCCGACGAGCTCGAGGTCACCAAGCAGACGGTGATCACCACCATCAAGGGCCTGGTCAACGATGGCCTGCTGGTGGAGGTGGGCCATCGGCAGTGTGCGAATGGCTATCTGGTCGAATATGCCATCGATCTGGCCGCTGTGCGTGCGCTGCCTCTGGTCAAGGCGCATGCAAAGGACCGGTCAAAGGGTTTGACCGGTCAAACTGCTTTACCGGTCAAACTGGCTGACCCCACCGGTCAAACTGCTTTACCCCACCAGTCAAACTGTTTGACCCAAACCATCCAAGAACCATCCTTGAACCATACCCCCCCTACCCCCCGCCGGGGGAGCGAGGGCGCGTCGGCTCGAATTCCTGAGGACTGGAAGCTGCCAGCCATCACCGACCTGCCTGCCTCAATCGCTGCGCTGGCCCGCCAGTGGCCGGCTGGTGCCTACGAGGCCGAGGGCGAGGCATTCCACCAACATTGGCTGGGGCGTGGTCACCGGCGGGCTGACTGGTCCGCGCTGTGGGCGTCGCGGGTTCAGGCCCGGCATGACGCCGTGATGCGGTCGGCCAAGGCTGGCGTGGCCTATGCGGCGGCTGGAAGCGTTGCCAGCCAGGCCGCGCCGCCGGTGGAGCGAGCCCCGGTCACCGCCAAGCGCCGCGAGGATGCGCGCTCGGCAGAGTTGCACGATGCGCTGGCCGAGCAGCTGGGGCAGCGCCTGTGGGAGCAATGGTTTGCCCCGGCGGCCCTGATCTTCGACGAAAGCGGCGGCCTGGTCGTGGTGGCCCCGACCGCTTTCAGCCGCACCCAACTCGAAACCGCGCATGCCGCATCCATCGAGGCTGCGCTCGCCACGCTCGGGCGGGGCGTCGACTGGATCCGGTTCATCGCAGACAGCGCCGCAACACCGGCAAAAGGAAAGAAGGGGGGCTCGCAGCGTGGTTGAGGCCGGACAAAACGATTGGTGCATCCTGCGGACGCAATCTGCCAACACGCTCGGCCTTGCCGCTGCCCTTACCGATAGCGGCTGGCGTGCATGGACCCCGACCGAGGTGATCACACGCCACCATGGACGGCGGCCCATCGTTCGGCAGGAGATTACTGTCCCGCTGATGCCGTGCCTGGTCTTTGTCGGCTGGACGCACCTGGAGGAAATGATCGCGCTCGCCCGGTCCACCATGTCCTATCGCACTTGGGATCCGGCAGCGAAGCGCATGGTCGTCCGCGGCTATCCACACTTCCGGGTGCTGCAAGTCGGGGATCGCTATGCCCGTGTGACTGATTCCTCGCTCACTGGCGTGCGGCTGGCCGAGAGCACCCGCGCCGTGAAGGTCAAGCAGCTGACGCTCAAACCGGGTGCGCAGGTCCGGATGATCGGCGGCTTGCTCGACGGGCTGCTGGGCAAGGTGGAAACCATCAGCGGCAGGTTTGCCCAGGTGCGCTTTCCCGGCTGGCATATGCCGCTGGCGACCGCTGTGCATCTGATCGAAGAGGTGAAATCGTGAGTAGGCCGGAATTCCAACCGGAGGAACTCGCCGCCATCAGCATGATGATGAGGGCTTCGAAGGATCTGCCGGACGAGATGTGGGCCGTTGCCGCCGTGCAGAACCTGGCCTGCCTCTATGCGAAGATTGAGCCGCTGCTGCCGGAAGTCGACAAGGCCATGCTGATCGGAATAGGCGGCTATATCGCGCATTTGGGGAAGGCCGAAATGATGGCTGAAATTCAGGCCGGGATGGCTATTGCACGGGCGCTGAAAAAACCTCCGATCTAAGCCGCCTCCATCTCGCGATGGCGCATCAACGCCTCCCGCGCGGCCTCGGCTAGATCGCCGCGATGCCGGGGCAGCGTGACATTCGGCCCAGCATTGGTGATGCTCTTTTCGAACTTGGGCAGCTGCGGCGGGCCAATGTTCGCGAGGATGTCCAAACTTGCTGCATATCAACGCAGGTTTGAGCTTAGCTTCTCCTCAAATCCATCCAATATGGCGGAAATACCTCAGTTTTAACCTGCGATTGATAGATGGTGAGATAACCTGTTCAGGTTCATTTGCGCCTAGGGGGATTCGTGCCTTTCTACTTTCGTAAGTCGGTCAATGCCGGACCTTTCCGCTTTAATTTCTCCAAGAGTGGAGTCGGCATCTCGGTCGGCGTAAAGGGGCTTCGTGTCGGAACTGGGCCAAGAGGGCATTATGTGCAGGCCGGTCGAGGTGGCTTTCATTACCGCGCATCGCTGGGTGGGGAGCGGACCAGGCGGCAGCCATCTTTCGCGGCTAGCGGACGCCCGCCAATAGCGCCTCCGCAGCACGCGGTAGACGACATGATCGCGGTGACATCTAGTAACGTGCTGGAGATGCAAGATTCGGCTTTCGCCGATGTGCTCGCGGACCTCAATCAGAAGCATAAGCAAATGCAGATGAGCATGACTCTGCTGATTGCGAGCACTGCGCTGGCTGTTCTGGTTTTGGCGAGCATCGGCTCGGGCGCTATCGGCATTTTCCTTTTGGTGCCGATCGCTTGGGCCATCGGCGCATGGCTTGACTCGTTCAAGCGCGTCGCAGTGCTGTTTTATGATGTTGAGGACGATACCCAGCAGCGGTTCGCCGCGATCTGCGCAGCCTTTGATGAGCTGGCAAATTGTGAGGGAAAATGGCATATCGAGGCGGGAAAAGCCGTCCATGACCTGACGACGTGGAAACAGCAGGCCGGAGCCTCGCATCTCGTCAGACGTAACGCTACGACCCTCGACTACCGGTTACCGCAGGTTCTGCGATGCAATGTAACGCCGCCAGCCTTTCAGGTTGGCAAGCGAACGATCTACCTCTTGCCCGATGTCGCTTTGATTCACGATGCCAGCGGGTTCGGAGCGGTCAGCTACCACGCCTTGCAGGTGAACTGGCAGCCATCAAACTTCATCGAAACAGATCAGGTTCCGCGTGACGCAGAAATCGGCAGCTATACGTGGGAGCATCCCAACAAGTCAGGCGGGCCGGATCGGAGATTCAAGAGCAACAAACGCCTTCCGGTTTGCCGCTACGAGGCGATGCATCTTGCCAGTGCCAGCGGCATGAATGAGCTTCTCGAATTTTCACGGCGCGGCTTCGTGCAGCCGCTGGTAGCTGCTTTCCAGGCTATGCCCGCAAATAGCGAGATCGACGCGATCCGTGCGCTACCGAAGCGCTGAGCGAGAGATCGATTTGGCAAAGCGGAGATGACCGCGCGGATCGAGGGTGCCGTTGACATATTCTAGCGACGTGGGGTATCTTGAGATCGAACAGGCCTTATATGCCAAAGCAACACCGAAGCGCGTGCTTATCCCCTTCGGATCGTTTGCATAAATCCTGCCTTCTGCGGGTGTGCCGCTGCATGGATATAGCCTACCATGCTCACAATCGCTGCAAACTTCGAGTTATCCGGCCTTCAGCGTGCCGCTAAAGCATTCGGAGCGCAACAGATGCCGTTCGCATCATCGCTGGCGCTTACGCGGCTTGCGCAGGGTGTATCGGCAGATGAGGCGGAGTCTGTCAGGGAAATCTTCGATAATCCAACACCATTCACCCAGAAGAGTTTCGCCGTCACAGCCGCCACGAAGAAAAAGCCCATAGCTTACGTGCAGGCGAGAAAAATCGCCGCACAATATCTGGCACCATATGTATATGGTGAAGATCGGTTTCTCGGGGGCAAAAAGGCTATGCTTGTGCCCCGTGATGTGGGGCTAAATCAGTTTGGCAACTTGCCGCGGAACAAGTTGAAAACACTGAAGGGCAAGCCAAATATCTTCGTAGGAACGATTAAGTTTAAGAAGTCTGGGAAAACAATATCAGGTATTTGGCAGAGACCAGACAATGGCCTGCGCAGATCTGGCTATCGAGGAACAAAGGGCGCTACGCGTGGAGCTAAAACAGCAAGCTCTGTTGCTGGGACGGCCACCGGCCTCAAGCTCTTGATCCAGTTTGAGGATACTACCCCGGCTCCCAAGCACTTACCGTTCTACGAGCGTGCGAGGGCCTATGTCGCGAAGCACGCGAGGGACGAATTCACCACTGCCCTGCGTCAGGCATTCGAGACCGCCCGTCGCGGTCGGCACCGGTAGGTGCCCCCCTCCCTCGGCTGCGCCCCTCCCATAGGGGGGGGGCGGTTGCGGGTCCTTCCGACCCCTATCGGAAACGTGGGTAATTGCGCGCCGCGTTGCGCGGCCAGCTACGGATCTGAAAAGGTGTCCGCACCCAAATGTCCGCACCAATTGAGCTCATCTCGATCCGCGAATTCGCACGGCGTGACGGTTGCGATGACAAGCTTGTTCGTCGAGCCGTAAAGTCCGGAAAACTTTTGGTTTCGGATGATGGCAGAGTTGATGCGGCACAGGTTGGATCAGCCTGGCGGAGGACCAATCGACGCGCGGCATCAGGTGCGGACAAACATGCACCGAAGAGTGCGGACAAACGGAAAGTGTCCGCACCCAAAAAGGCGGTGGATAAAATGTCCGCACCTGCGGACGATAAGCTTCGAACTGCGGTCGAAGACATCATCGGGGAGGAAAGCAGCAACTTCCTTGATGACGTGCTCGCAGGAAAATTTCACCTTCTGGGCGACGCTGAGAAGATCAAGGAAAATGCTCTCGCGGCCAAGCACCTTCTCGCCGCGCGGAAGGAAGCCGGAGACCTGATCGAGGTCGAGCGAGCAGAGGCGCTGTTTTTCGAAACGGCCAGGGCAGAGCGAGATGGTTGGATCAGCTTCCCGACCCGCATAGGCCCGCTCCTCGCTGCGGACCTTGATGTCGATGCGGACCGGGTCGTTGAGGCTCTCACGATCTATGTCCAACAGCAACTCGAGCAACTCGGCGACCCCGCAGCCGACTTCACCGCTCGCACTTAACGAGGAAAGGCTACGCCGCGCTCGACACCGCGGCTGGACACCGCCGCCCCGGATCAGCATTCCGGAATGGGCGGATCGATTTCGAAAGCACAAGGACGGCACGAACTGGCGGACCTCGGAGGTCGAGGTGGCGCGCGGGCCGATGCTGGCACCGACTGAGCCGGGCGTTCACATTGTCACCGCGATGGTGGCAACGCAGCTGCTGAAAACGTCGCTCATCGAGAACATTACGGGCCATAAGGCCCATCTCGACCCTTGTGACATGCTGCTGGTTCAACCGAAGGAAGATGCTGCCGAGCAATTCTCCAAGGAGCGCATCGCCCCCTTTATCGCTGCTACACCGGTTCTTCGCGTCCTGATTGGCACAACCAAGACGCGCAAGTCCGAAGAGACGCTGCTCTACAAGTCGTTCCCCGGTGGCTTCCTGGCCCTTGTCGGCGCTGGCAGCCCCGACAACCTCGCCCGCCGCCCTGTGCGGATTGTCATGTATGACGAGGTCGACAAATACCCGGTTACCCGGGAGGGTGACCCGATCGACATCGGCGATGAGCGCACCGCCAAATTTTCAAACTGGCTATCCGTTCGCGCGTGCTCTCCGACCGTCAAGGACGAAAGCCGGATTGAAGCCAGCTATCTGGAGTCCGACCAGCGCCGCGCCTCGGTAGCATGCCCTCATTGCGGCCACCGCCAGTTTCCGGACTTCTTCAAGCACGTTGAATGGGAGAAAAGCGAAAACGGCCATCGGCATCGCACGGAAACCGCCAGGCTCTACTGTGAAGCCTGCGGTGCAGGCTGGAGTGAGGGTCAGCGCAGAAAAGCGCTCCAGACCATTCGGTGGCACCAGACGCGCCCGTTCGAGTGCTGCGGTGAGCAGCAAGCACCCCTGGAAGCATACGATTCGGCTTGGCGCTTGGTCGCTGACGGCGCGGTCGACACTATCTGGGACTGGTGGAGCAGCGACCTTCACGCGGTCTACCGGGCGAAGTGCAGGATTTGCGGTGATTGGGCTGTCCCGAATGAGCATGCCGGCTTTCAAGCTGGCAAACTGTTTTCCCCCTGGGCGAAGGACAGTCCGGCGCACATTGCAAGGAAATGGATCGCAGCCGACGGCGACGAAGACAAGAAGCAGGTCTGGTACAATACCCAGAACGCCCAGACGTATCGCAAGCATGCCGGGCGGGAAATCGTTCTGAATGGGCTCCTCGCCCGACGCGAAAATTGGCCAGCGGGTACCATCCCGGATGGTGTCGCCCTTCTCACCGCCGGCATCGATATCCAAGACTATCGCGTTGAAATCGAGGTTGTCGGATGGGGTCGGGACGAGGAAAGCTGGTCGATCGAGCATCACGTCATCGATGGCGAAATGTCCGATCCTTCGACCCGGACTGCCGTTGAAGAGTATCTGTTGCGCACATGGCAGCGGAATGATGGAACGCAGTTCGAGATAAGGGCGGCATGCATCGATTCCGGCGGCCATCACACCGATGCAGTCTATAGCTTTTCGAAGGCGAACCTCGGCCGCAAGTGGTGGGCCATCAAGGGTGAGAGTGCCCGAACGGGCTTCCGCAACCCTGTCTGGCCGGTCAAGCGGCCCAGCTCGCGATCACGGAAAAGCTTCCGGCCCATCATCATCGGGGTCAATGCCGCAAAGGATTTCGTTCGCGACGCGCTGCACAAGGATACGCCGGGCGCGCGCTATATGCACTTCAATGGCGATTGGGATCAGCCTGCCTTTGAGCAGCTGACGGCCGAACGAATCCAGGTCGAGGGTGAAGGTGCCCTTCGCATCCGCAAATGGGTGCCGATCCCTGGGCGTGCCAATGAGCGTCTCGACTGCCGCGTCTATGCCTATGCAGCTCTACGCGGGCTGATCCATCTGGGGCTGAAACTGAACCGCGAAGCCGACAAGATCGGCGCCGCGATCGGCATCATCATCACGGCGATGCGCGGCAACGATGAGCAGTCGGCCGTCGAGCAACACCAGGAGTTGGCGCAGCCAGACGTATCGGCAGGGCCACAGAAACATGAGCAGACCGGCCCCAAACCTTTGGGGAAGCGAACCATAGGTCGCAGGTTAGCCTGAGGGAAAAAGCATGCGCTTCGACCGCAATACCAGCCTGCTGGCCGGCATGGATGATAGCGTGCTGCGCGCCCGTCTGGCGCAGATGCAGCAGGATTACCTTGATCTGAGTTCCGGCCGTAAAACAGTCAGCGGTGCCTATGCGCAGGGCGATGGCAGCAAGTCCGTCACCTATGATCGCACGAATATTGCCCAGCTGATCCAGGCTATCAGGCAACTGCAGGCACAATTGGGGCTCATCGATAATCCGCGCCGCGCCATCGGGGTGCGCTTCTGATGGCCTCCCCGCCCTCGATCATTGATCAGAGCGGACGGCCGATCCCCGCTGGGGAAATCGAACGTATCCGTGAAAGTGCACGGCGAAGCGGCAGCCGGATGCGTGGTCTGAACGGCCCCATGCCGCAGCTGTTCCCGTATGACGGCGCAGACTGGGGCTCCAAGGAGCTGGGCGGTTGGAACCCATGGATCCGCTCGCCAGATGCAGAAATCAACCTGCATCGCGATCGGATGGCGGGCCGCGTCCGCGATCTTCGCCGCAATGACCCGTGGGTTTCCGGGGCGATCAGCCGGATCCTGGATTCGACGATCGGCGTCTCATACCGCTTCGTCTCGAAGCCGGATTATCGGGCTCTGGCCCTACACGCCAAGGGATTTGATGCCAGCTGGGCAAAGGAGTACCGTCAGGCTCTGGAAGCCAAGTGGAGGAACTATTCCGACGACATCGGCCGCTTCGCGGATCTCGGTCTGCACAAGACGATGTCGCAGATCTGGCGCGTTGCCCTCGGACATAAGCTTGTAGACGGCGAAAGCCTGCTGGTGGCACATTGGCGTCCCGATCGCATTCATGCCGGTGGCGCGACCTATGCTACCTGCTTTCAGGGCGTTGACCCCGATTTGCTGTCGAACCCGCATCAAGGGCCTGATACCCGCTTCATGCGCGGCGGTGTCGAGATCGACGTAGACGACGTCCATGTCGCCTACCACCTGCGCCGGGCGCATCAGAATGATTGGTACAATTCCGTTCAGAGTATGGAATGGGACCGCATCGAACGCGTCGACCCCGATGGCTGGCGGCGTGTCTATCACGACTATGACCCGGAACGGTTTGGCCAGAGCCGCGGCGTTTCGGTTTTTGCTCCAGTCATCGGAAAGCTCAAGATGCTGGCCCGCCTCTATGGCGTGAAACTCCAAGCAGAGAACGTAGCCGCCGCATTCGGCCTCTATGTGACGTCGCCATATGATTTCGATATGGTCCGAGAGGCACTCGACAACCCGGACGACGAAGATAAGGCATTTGGCTGGTACCAGGATATGCGTTCCGATTTTCACTCGGAACGCAATCTGCAGGTCAATGACGTCCGTCTCGCGACGCTCGCCCCGGGCGAGGACATCAAGTCGGTAGCACCTGGCGGCGGTCAACAGGATATTCGCCCATTCGCCCATGAAATGCTGCGCGCAGTATCGGTCTGCCTCGGGACCTCTGCGGAAGAGGTGCACAACGACTATTCGGATGCAAGCTGGAGCTCTGCGCGCGCCGGCATCGTCCAATCGGAAAAAACCTACACCCGCCGGTGTGAAGAATTTGAACTGAACACGGCTGCGCCTGTCCTGTCGACTTGGCTGGAAGAGCCCTTCGAGCGCGGGGAATTGCCACTGCCGCGTAATGCCCCATCCTATCTGGAAATGCGCACGGCGTATTCGCGCGGACGTTTCCTAGGCGCTGCCCGTGGCTGGGTCGATCCGGTCGCTGAACGCCAGGGTGTCGTGCTCGGGCTCGATGCCGGGTTGTCGACGATGGAAGAGGAATGTGCGCGCCAGGGCGCTGACTGGGAAGAAAACCTCGAGCAGCGTGCCATCGAGTTCAATCGCATGAAGGAACTCGGCCTGCCACGCCCTGAGTGGCTTGGCGCTGATGCAACGGCCACTCAGGCCTCGCAACCTCCGGCCAAGGAACAACCCTGATGTTCATCGATGTGACGCGGCACGGCGGTCTCAAGGTTTTGCGCTTGTCAGTTTCCGCCATCGCCTATCTGAGCGATCTATCGGACGGCTGCGCCATTCACTTGATCGGTGGTGAAACGGTGCGGGTCAACGAGGACCTTGCAGTGATCGAGGCCCGGTGCATGGTTCCGAGGGCAGATGTTTCTCCGGCGCCAGCCCCCCCTACCCCACGCCGAATGAATCGGGGGAAAGGCCAATGATCGCATTCCCCCGGCACCTCGCCACCGGCTTGTTCAATAGCCCAATCGCACTCGATGACGCCGCCGCCCCGCTGGCTCTACAGCTGCTTGAACGCTCACTCGGCTTCAATGCCGATGGCGGTGCAGCGACGGATTTGGGCGCAGGTGATGAGTGGGGGGGGCCGCGCAGAAATCGCGAGCGCGAAGTCGATTGCCCATACGATATCATCGCAGGCGTTGCCGTCATCCCCGTCAAGGGCATTCTGATTCAGCGCCTTGGTTGGATGTGGTGGTATGGCGAATTGTTCGGCGTGTCTGGCTATGACCGGATCCGCTACCAGTTCATGCATGCCCTCGCCAACGATGCTGTCGATGCGATCGCATTCGATGTCGATAGCCCAGGCGGCGACGTGGCGGGTTGCTTCGATCTCGTCGATACGATCTATGGCGCGCGCGGCATCAAGCCGATTGCTGCAATTCTGGGCGAAAATGCATATTCCGCTGCATATGCGATCGCTTCAGCTGTAGATCCTGGCAGGCTCTGGGTTCCCCGCACTGGCGGCACTGGCTCGGTCGGAGTGATCTACATCCACCTGAGCATCGCAGACTGGCTTGCCAAGTCCGGCATTACGCCGACGCTGATCACGAAGGGCGCTTTCAAGGGCGAAGGCAGCGAGATGGTGGAACTGTCCAAAGGCGCGCGCGCGCGTCTGCAAAAGGATATCGACATCGTCGGCGAGCTCTTCGACGTCACAGTCGCGCGAAACCGCAAGCTCACGCGCAAACAGGTTTTCGACACTCAGGCCGGTACCTTCCTTGGCTCTGATGGCATCGACATTGGCTTCGCCGACGCAGTTTCTGCGCCGGATGAGGCGTTCCGGGCGCTGCTCGAGCAGCTTTGATACTGCTCCGGGGGCCCGGCCCCGGAAAGGCCCAAACAGGAGACTACCATGAATATTGGCCGCCTCTCGGCCGGTACGAGCCGCTTTGCGCACCTCACCGGCCTTTCCCGCCGTTCTCGTCTCGCCGAGGACGATAACCAGGACGACAATGACGAACCCAATGGCAAGAAGTCCCGTGCTGCCGATGATGACGACGGCGACGAGGATGAGCCGAAGGGCAAGAAGTCCCGCCGTGCCACCGACGATGACGACGGCGACGAAGACGAGCCGAAGGGCAAGAAGTCGCGTGCCGCCGATGATGACGATGGCGACGAGGATGAGCCGAAGGGCAAGAAGTCGCGCCGTGCCACCGACGATGGCGACGGTGATGAAGACGAGCCGAAGGGCAAGAAGTCGCGCCGTGCCGCGGACGACGAAGAAGGCGATGATGACAAGGAAGAAATGAGCGGCCGAAGCGCGCGGGCATCTGCCCGGATGCGCGAACAGGCGCGGATCGCAGCAATCCTGGGTCATCCGTCGGCCGCACACAACCTGCCTTTGGCCGTCAGTCTCGCCTGTGAAACGCGCATGACACGGCGTGAAGCCATTGCCGTGATGCGCGGTCAGGCGGCCAACGTCCGCGATGACGGTGACGACGACTATGTCCCTCGCAATCGTCATGCGCGCGAGGACCGCGCATCGCGCAATCCGCGCATTGGCAGCGAACAACAGATCAGCGGAAAGCAGGCTGTCAGCGCGAGCTGGGACCATGCTTTCCAGAAGGCGGGCATCAAAACCCGCTGATCCCTTCCCCCGGGCGGCCCACGCTTGCCCTTGCTTAATGGAGCCCTGCCATGGGAAATCCCACCAACCCCGTGTTCACTGAACTGCGCCATGAAGGTGGCTACGTTGTCTGGGACCCCAGCAACGGCATGCTCACGCGCGAGGCGATCATGCTCATATCCGGCAGTGGCGTCTGCACCGCTGGCCTGGTGCTGGGCGCCCAGCTGACCTCCGGCGCTGCAGCAGCGACGGCCATCGGCACGAATACCGGAAGCGGCACTTTCGGCACCATCACCGTGGCTGGTGCTGAGATCGGCAATTACACCGTCGAGTTCAACGATGCGACGCATTACGTCGTTTCGAATCCCAAGGGGATCGAGATCGGCCACGGCACCACCGGCACTGCCTTCAGTGCCGGGGGCCTCAGCTTCACGATCACCGCCGGCGGCACTGCCTTTGTCGCGGCCGACAGTTTCACCATCGCAGTGACCGGCACCCTGAAATATGGCCCCTGGGACCCGACGGCAACGAATGGCCTCCAGCGGGTGGGCGGCATTCTCTGGAGCGGTCATCGCGATGCCACGTCGGCAGATCGCCGCGCCGTCGCCAATGTGCGCGGCCCGATGAAGGTGCAGGCCGCAGAACTGGTCTGGGGTGCCAATGTCACCACCCTCGCCCAGCAGAACGCCGCGCTCGATGCGTTGTCGCAGCTGGGCATTCTGCACGCCTGACCTGGCGCGGCCGGGGCGCCGCACCTTTCCGATCAACACTGGCGGCTGAACGCCGCGCGACGCCTCCGGCTGCAAGGTTCAGCAGCCCAGCGATGGAGTTTCAACGATGTCGATTATCAACGTCTTCCGTCAGGATCCGTTCTCCGAAGTGGCGCTGACCAGTCAGGTCGAACGCATCCCTCACCTGCCCACCATGCTTGGCGATTATGGCGAAGCATTGTTCACGAACAATCCGATCCGCACCACGGCACTCGCCGTCGAAGAGCGCGATGGACAGCTGTCCGTGCTGCCCATGAGCCAGCGCGGGCAACCGACGAATTCGGAACGCCAGACCGAGCGCCGCAAGATGCGGTACTTCGACGTGCCGCGCATCTTCAACGGCGATACCATCCATTCGCACGAGCTTCAGAACATCCGCGAATTCGGGCAGGAATCGGTGCTGATGCAGGTTCAGACCGAAGTTGCACGCCGCCTGGCCGGCCCCACGGGCTTGCTCTCGGTTCTGGATTATACCGAAGAATTCCAGCGTCTGGCCGCCGTCCAGGGTCTTCTGCTCGATGCCGACGGCAGCGTATGGTTCAACTGGTTCGATGAGTTCGGATTCACGCAACCGGCTGAAATCGCGTTCAATCTCGACGCGAAGACCGAATACAGCCTGCGTCCGATCATCAATGCCCTGGTGCGATCGATGGCCCGATCCTCGAAGGGCGCATTCAATACCCAGACCTCGGTCACCGCCCTTTGCGGCGACAGCTTCTTCGACGCATTCATCACCCATCCCGATGTCGAAAAGACCTACAAGAACTGGTCGGATGCTGTCGAGCTGCGCAAGGGCGGGGCATTTCAGACCTTTCCCTTCGCTGGCGTTGAATGGGTCAACTATCGCGGTTCGGACGACAACACGACGATCAAGATCCCCGACGACAAGGTCAAGTTTTTTCCGGTCAACGCGCCCGGCGTGTTCGAAAAGGCCATGGCGCCCGGCGAATCCTTCGACTGGATCAACACCCCGGGCAAGGAACGCTACGTGCTCCCGATCTTCGATCGCGACCGCAATGCCTGGTGGCGCATGGAGGCGTACGAGTACCCGCTGTTCATCTGCAAGCGCCCCGAAGTGCTGCGGACCGGCAAGCAGGGCGCCTGATGTCGATCAACTGGGATGATCTCGTCCTCGGGCCCGTCATGGGTATTTTTGGGGACGGGATCATCTACATGCCTCGCGTCGGCGCACCGGTCCCGATCCAGGATGCAGTGTTCGATGAAGAGGCAAAAGAGCTTGTCATCGGCGATGATGGGCAGGCTACCACCCAGAAAATGCCTGTTTTGGGCATTCGTCTGGCCGCGCTCTCCCCTGATCTGTCCGTCGAGCCACGCCAGAATGACCGTGTACAAATCGTCAAAACAGGCAAGGTCTTCCTTGTCCGGGAGCCTATCCCGGATGGGCATGGGCATGTCCTCATGAAGCTGATGGCCACCTCATGACCACATCTTCCGATCTGCTCGACATGGTCAAGACGGCTATCCTGGACGCTGATACTGCTGCGGGGAGCCGGGTCTATTGCCCGGGCGACTGGCCATCACAGGCTTCGACAGTTCCTCAGGTCAAGCTGCGCATTTTGACCGAGATCCGGGCTGCTCTTGCCCGCTCTGGTGCCCCACAATTCACGACCGTTGCAACGATCCGGGCATTTCTCGAGGTCCATAGCCCTGCCCTTGAGGATGACGGCGGCGCCAGTGCGGCGGAGGCAGATGTCTGGGCACTCAAGCGCCAAATCGATGTTGCAATCGTGAATTCCTATCCGCTCACAAGCGCCATCCAATATATCCCGTCCATGCGGGCCGGGTTCTCCATCCAGGCTGACGGCGCGATGCATGTGGCCACCATCACCATGGATATCGACCTCGAATTTTTCGAGGGGACTGAAAATTTCGCGCCTGTGGATGCGAACGACCTCGATGGGATCGATCTTACCGCCGTCGAATACCCACCCGTCACCCTGGCGGTAAACCTCACCGAATAGCAGGAGACAGCCATGCGCATTGTCAGCGTGCCGGGCCGGCGCATCGTCGACCCCATTTCCCGCCGCGTCGTTGACGAAGCCGGGCTCGAAGTCAGCGAATTCGACCCTTTCTGGACGCATCTGATCGAAGATGGTGATGTCGCGATCCTGACAGAATCGTCCGCCGCTCCGGCCGAAGGTGCTTCGTTGACCAACGAACCCGTACCCCACGACACCAAGGAGTAACAGGCCGTGACGATCAATTTCACTGGCATTCCGTCGAACCTGCGCGTGCCGCTGTTCTACGCGGAACTTGATCCCACCTATGCGAACACAGCCGCCCAGGATCAGCGAGGCCTGCTGGTCGGCCAGATGAGTGCACCGGGAACGTACACTCCTGGCGCCCTGGTCAAGCTGACCTCCGCGTCCGACGGTATTGCGGCTGCGGGAGCGGGATCCGTGCTGGCGCAGATGATCAAGGCCTGGCGCGACAACGACCCATCGGGTGAGGTGTGGGTTCTGCCCATTGCCGATGCAGACAGCGCCATGGCCGCGACCGGCAGCTTTACCATCACTGGCTCGGCCACCGCTGCGGGTACGCTGCCGCTCTATGTCGGCGGTATGCTGGTTTCCGTGTCTGTTTCCACGGGCGACACGGCTGCGACGGTGGCGACAAATGTGGCGACGGCGATCAACAACGCAGCTGCTGGCGTAACCGCAACTGCTTCCTCCGGCATCGTGACGCTGACTGCCGCCAACAAAGGCACCGTTGGTAACGGCATCGATCTGCGTGTCGCCTATCAGGGCACCGCCGGCGGACAGAAGGTCCCCGCCGGTCTCTCGGTGGCGATCGCCGCCATGGCGGGCGGGGCAACCGATCCCTCCCTCGCCTCACCTCTCGCAGCGCTCGGCGACAAGACCTTCGATTTCATCGTATCGGGCCTCAACAACACGATGGCGCTCGATGCTCTCAAGGCGCTGCTGTCCGACAGCAGCGGTCGATGGTCGCCTATGCAGCAACTCTATGGCCATGTGTTCACGGCCATGGCGGGTACGGCAGGAACGTTGGCGAGCGCCGGCGTTGCCCGCAACGATCAGCACCTTTGCATCATCGGCTTCAACGATTCTCCGACCCCATTCTGGGTCTGGGCGGCTGGCATGATTGGCGCTGCGGCGGTCAGTCTGCGGGATGATCCCGCCCGGCCGCTCCAGTATGTCGCCGTCAGCGGCATCCTGCCGCCTCCGATTGCTTCCCGGTTCCCGATCGGCCTGCGCAACTCCACGTTGCTCTACAGCGGCATTTCGACATGGATCGTCGATGCTGGCCACAACGTCGTGATCGAGAACATGATCACGACCTATGTGGTCAATGCCCAGGGAAACAGCGACAACTCGTATCTCGAGGTCGAGACGCTGTTCACGCTGATGTATGTGCTGCGCTTTATGCGCAACCGCATCCAGACCAAATTCGGCCGCATGAAGCTGGCGGCGGATGGCACACGCTTGCCCGCCGGCAGCAGGGTCGTGACGCCCTCGTCGATCAAGGCCGACCAGATCGCGGCCTATCGCGAACTGGAAAGCGCTGGTTTCGTACAGAACGCCGCCGCGTTCGCGGCCGGGCTGGTGGTCGAGAAGGACACGACCAATCCCAACCGGGTTAACGTGCTTTGGCCGGGCACGCTCATCAACCAGCTGCGCATTTTCGCGATGCTGGTCCAATTTCGCCTGAGCTGAGGAGGGCACTGTGGCTGACAAACTTCTTGCCGGGGTGGCATATGTCACGATCGACGGCACTTCGTACTCGCTCGCAGGCGAAGGCAACTACCGCCTTTCTACCCGCAAACGGGAAACGCTCACGGGCCAGGATGGCGTGCACGGCTTTTCCGAGATGCCAACGGCCGGCATGATCAGCTGGAAGGGGCGCGACAGCGGCTCGCTGAGCATCCAGGCACTGAATGACGCGGTCGACGTGACCGTCCAGCTGGAGCTCGCAAGCGGCAAGAACGTGATCGCGCGCAACGCCTGGCGTTCGGGTGATCCGATTGAGGTCAATAGCGAGGACGGGACCTTCCCCGTCGTGTTCGAATCGCCCGATGTGACGGAAAACTGACATGGATATGCCCGCAGCCGACGAAGCATCGGAAATCCCCGAAACGCTCACCATCACCCTTCGCAAACCTATCGAGCACGCCGGTGGCAAGATCGAGAGCATCACCTTGCGCGAGCCCACGGCAGACGAGTGGGCGCGCTGGGATGGAAAGGAAGGCGTCGAAGCCGATATCATCGCCATCTCCACCATCGCCGGTATTCCGCAGGTTGCCGTGCGGAAGATGACCGTCAGCGATCTCCTGAAGGGATCGAGATACCTCGCTCGTTTTTTGGCCTGAGGCCATTGGACTGGCGCGTCCGGCTGGTCGTGCTCGGCAGGATGTTCGGCAAGTTCCCTGACGAAGTCGCTACGCGGCCATGGTCAGTACTAAATCAATGGCTGGAGGTGGCTGATGGTTGAGGAAGTCGCAAGGGTCGGCGTCGGCATCGTCGGGGATGATCGCACCGACAAGGCGTGGCAGTCTGCTGAGAAACGGGCCAAACGGGCGCAGAAGCGTATCGGGGACCTCAACCGCAATGCGCTCAATGACAATGAGCGGCGGACGGCCAGTTCGGCAAAGTCCATCCTTGGTTCGATGGCGCGGGTTGAGCGGGCGACAGCGAGCGCCTTTGGCAACAAGTCATTGGTCAAAACCCTCGCTGGCCGCCTGAGCGGGCTGACAGAGGCATCTTCTGCACTGGGCGAGGGATTTGCTGCCGCATCGCTTGCCGGTGACGGCCTTGCCGCCACAGTCGGCGTTGCAGGGATCGCGGTTGCCGGAACGGTGGGTGTGATGGGTGCCGCTGCTTACGCCGCGTTCAAGTTTTCCGATGGTTGGGCCAAGAGTGCGGCACAATTGTCCCGGACCGCTGAAATCATCGGCATATCCACGAAGGCCCTGACCGAGTTTTCCGCTGCTGCGGAGCGTGCAGGCATCGACAAGGGCACTGCCACGGGCGCCTTGGGCGGCCTGTCGCAGACCCTGAATGACGCGCGATATGGCCGCAACACCCAGGCCCTGGAGGTTCTGCGGCGTCTCGGCATCCGTATGAAGCTCAACAAGGACGGCACAGTCAACACGGCCGCCATGCTTCCCACGATCGCGAATGCCATCAAGGGCCAGAATTCCAGCGGTCGTCGCACCGTGGCCAGATTGCTCGGCATTCCTGAGGCCGCCCTGCCCGCCTTCAGCCAGGGCGGAAAATCACTCGCAGCGGACATGAGGGATGCCGACAAGAACGCCGTCGTCATTGATGATGCAACTGGCCAGAAAGCTCGCGTCGCGGATCGGAAGCGCATCATTAGCGATCAGCATATCGATGCTGCCAAAAACGAGGCGGGTCGACGCGTGTCCGAGGCGATGAGCGGCAATCTGGGCGATGCCCGCGATCGCGCAACAGAAGCATTCAATGATGCCGTGCATGGCGACTTCAAATCGGCGTCCAAACGCATTGGTGAAGCAGGGAGCTCTTTGCTGAAAGCTGCTGATACCCTCACGAGCAACATCGCGCACGTCACGGATCCTATCGCTGGCCATGTCCAGGCTATGGCGGACAAACAGAAGATTTGGGGTAGCGGAGCAACGCCAGATTTTGGATCGGCAACAGGAAAAAAGGCTGGCGATTTCCTGACGTTCTTCATGCGCCGTGGCTGGAGCAAGGAAGCCTCGGCCGGGATCGTGGCCAACATGATCGCGGAAAGCGGTTTGAACCCTTCGGCTGTGGCGGACAGCGGCCAAGCGTTTGGGCTTGGTCAGTGGCATCCCGACCGGCAGGCTAATTTCCGGCGCATTTTTGGCCACGACATCCGAAAATCGAACCAGTGGGAGCAGGCAGCCTTCTACGATTGGGAGTTGCGCAACACGCACAAGAAGGCTGGCGATATGCTGCGCAACACCAAGTCGGCGTCGGAGGCTGGTCAGATCATTTCACGATATCATGAAGCGCCGGGAGATGCTGATTTCCAGGCGTCACGGCGGGGTGATATCGCCGAAACCGTCGCCCAAACACCTACAGCCCAGCAACCTGTTCCCGTAAAGGTGGATGTTCATGTTCGGCATGACAAGCCGCCAAAGGTCACTGTGACGGCTGGCGCTGGAAGCAAACCAGCTGTCAGTCATGCCATGGCAAATTAAGGCGCAATCCTCTCCCCATCGGAACCCACTTCATACCATCCTTTGCGAAGATAGTAATTACGCATTATCTTCTTTGCAAGAATTGCATAAATTACAAATATTGGCGCGCTTACAATTAAAATTCCAAATATTATTCCTGGCAATGAAATCTGTTCACCCGGTTTATATTCTAAAAATATTATCGCTTTTTCTATCTGATAAACTAATAACATGAACAGCGCGGCATGTTGCCATACACCCTTCACAAGAAAATATGCTGGTCCGCAAAGCAGTGACCAGAGCGCTGGAAGATTGACATCCTCAGCATATCCGTTCGCAGGATTCTCGAATCTCATATCATACTCCCTGTTGACCACATTACTTTCCGTGATCCGGGGGTGAAGTCAAAGGCCAACTATGCTCCAAGCCGCATCATTCCGGGGCGTACCCTTTGCTGTGACCAGTTCGGACACGGGCCTCGGGCGCCGCATTGCGCTGCACCAGTATCCCGGCAAGGACGAGCCTTGGGCGGAGGATATGGGGAGGTCCGCCCGTCGGTTCCGGTTGAGGGGTTTTGTGCTCGACGGGGACATCCTGATCGGCGGCCAATCAATCGATCTTCAGCGAAAGAACCTGATCGAAGCTGCGGAAAAGCCGGGCACCGGCACGCTCATCATGCCGACGCTGGGTGCGTTGACCGTCGCGCTCGAACGCTGCTCGATCAGCGAAGGGCTGGGCGCGAACAGCTTTTCGGACATCGAGTTCGAATTTGTCGAGAGCGGCGCGCAGACCTTTCCGAGTGCGCAAACGTCAACCACGACGGCCACGACGAAAGCGGCAAAGCAGCTCAAGAAGGCAAAAACCAACGCATTTTCAAAGGCGATTGCCACCATCAAGAAAGGCTTGGCTACGCTGAATGGCGAATTGGCTGCCCTGAACAGCGAAATCGCGAATGTGACCTCGCCGATCCGGGCGTCCGAGGCGGTCATTGCGCAGGCTTTCCTGGCCGCAAAATCTTGGGTTTCCGTCGTGAAGCGGGCGATCATCGATGCGACGGCCATGTATCGAGTGGCGGCAAATCTGGCTGGCTCATTTGGACGGTTCACGGCGGGCGGAAACATTGGCGTGATAGGCAGCAATACCTCCCCCTATGCGGCTGGAACATCGGTGGCAGATATCGTGCCGATCGCTTCGGCGGCCCGTGAGACGGCATTGGCAGCGGCAGATGCGTTCGCGCAGGTGGTAACCGATGCTGGCCTGTCCGTTCCGGACGACGTATCGACATCGGCCACGGCAATGATCGATGCATTGCTGGCTTGCTGCGCGGATCCGGCGGACGCGATCCGGCTCATTCTGTCGCTGATGGCGCATGTGCTCACCGGCGCCCAATCAGACGCCGCAGCCGCGATTGACCAGATGGTGCTGCGCACGCTGGCTGCGGCTCTGACCGTCGCCGTTTCGCAATATCAGCCGTCCAGCGCCGATGACGCCGCCGCACGCATCACCGATATCGGGGCCGCGCTCTATGCCCTGATGACGGCAGCCGCAGATGCGGGCGAAGACGAGGCGTTCGCGGCCTTGCGCGACTGCCGCGGGTCCGTTGTCAAAGATCTCCGCACACGCGGAGCGACACTGGCGACGCTTCGGACGTTCAATTTCGCTTTGGCATTGCCCGCTCTCACGCTGGCCCAATCCATCTATGCCGACGCCAACAGGGCGGACGAACTTGTGAGGCAGGCGGGCCCCGCGCACCCGCTGTTCATGCCCGCCAATTTCACGGCGCTGAGCTCATGAGCGAAGAGCCCGCCATCGTTGTAAACGCGACTTGGCGTGGTGCGGACGATCTCACGCTGGTTATCGACGGGACCGAATACGGCGGCTGGGAGGAAGTCGAAGTCACCTTGCGCGCCGAGGGGTTTCCCAACTCGTTCGAGATCAAGGCCAGCAAGCCGCCGACCGTCACCATCGAGATTGCTGCAGGTGATCAATGCCAGGTGCTGCTGGGCAATGACCGCGTGATTTCCGGATACGTCGATCGGGTGATCCATACGAGCGAGGCAGAAGCCCACAGCATTGCGATCCTGGGGCGCGGGACCACACAGGACCTGGTTGATTGCGGCGCCGAGTGGCCGTCCCATCAGCTTATCGGGGGCAACGCCCAAACGATCGCTACCAGGCTCGCATCGGCCTACGGCATCACTGTCGTCATGCTCAATGGCGCCTCGCCAGGCGCAGATGTTACCCAATGGCCCCTGAACTACGGGGAAACCGGCGCAGAGATCATTCAGCGCCTGGCGCGCGCGGCAGGCCTGCTGGCTTACGAGACATCGGAAGGCGAGTTGGCGCTCGCCTCGGCAGGAACGGCAGAAGCTGCTAGCGGCATCCGCTATGGCGAGAACGTGCAGGCCTGCTCGCTGGAAACATCGATGGATCAGCGGTTTTCGGACTATGTCTGCTGCACGGAATCCATGGATGCCATGATGGAAATGGGCGGTTCTGACTTTTACTTTAAGGCCACCGATCCGAACGTCCCGCGCCATCGGCTGACCTATCTTGTTGTCGAAAACGTCGCCAGCGACCCGCAGGCCTTCACGATCCAGCGGGCCAAATGGGAGTCATCGCGCCGGGCCGGGCGCGCCTTTGTGGCACGTGCCACGATCGACAGCTGGCGGGACAGCAAGGGAACGATTTGGGCTCCCAACACTCTGATACCCGTGAAATTGCCGGCCATGGATGCCGAGGAAAAGCTGGTGATCGCGCAGGTCACCTTTCGCCGCACAAATGAAAGCGGGACCACCGCGGACCTGATCTGCATGCGGAAGGAAGCCTTCATGCCTGAGCCGATCACGCTCGTTCCTGTGAACCTGTCCGATGTGAATACCGGGGGGCAATGATGCGACGCGCCATCCAAAATCTGTTGGGCATAGGCCGGGCATCGACCATCGATGACAGCGGCGATATGCAAAAGATGCAGGTGACCGAGGGGGCTGCTGGATCAGGATTTGCCGACCGCGTGACGGACAATGTTCCTCGCGTCACCGAATTCGGTTTCAGTTCGGCCCCGCCCGAGGACGCTGAGGTCCTGGTGATCCGACGCGGCGGGGACCGCGCTGCTCCGGTGATCATCGCCACGAGCCATCGTCCTTCGCGCCCGAAGGGCCTGAAACCCGGGGACGTCGCGCTTTACGACGTCCGTGGCGCGATATTTAAATTCACCGAAGCGGGGCAGGTGCTCGATTGCGCAGGGCTGGAGCTGGTCATTCAAAACGCGAGCAAGATCACGTTCGACTGCCCCGAGGTGGAAATCACAGGTAGCCTGAAGGTCGCCCAGACCATCACCGGCTTGAACGGTGGCCACGCCGTCGAAATCGGCGCGCTGCGTGATGCCTACAACGCTCACAAGCACACGGGCGTCACCACGGGCGCCGGGACTTCTGGGGCGACGGACACAGCCGCATGAGCGATATCATCACGAGCTGGAATGCAGAGACCGGCACCGGCGATTGGGTGTTCGATCCTGACAGCCCTTCGATCTGGGTGGATGATCAAGGCCGTCCTATCACCGACCAGAATGGCGGATTGATCAATGCCGTTCTCGCGCTTGGCATACCTACTTCCAGTGAACTTGCGACGGCCGTGCTCATCAGTCTGTTTTCTGACGGGCTCGCGAGCGAAGATGACGATCTGCCGGATAATACCGACGATCGGCGCGGCTGGTGGGGGGGGGCGATAGGTTCAAAGCTGTGGCTCCGGCAGCGGGCCAGGAAAACGGACAATCTGCTGAAAACCGTTCAGGATGATGTCGCACAGGCACTCGCATGGATGGTTGAAGATGGCGTTGCCGGAAAGATCGTTACGGCTGCCGAATTCCAGGCCCCTAACGTGCTCGCGCTCTCTGTTGTGATCCAGCGCGCTGGGCGCGCTGACCTAACTCTTCGCTTCGCCAATTTGTGGGATGCCGCCTGATGCCCTACGAGCGTCCATCACTGACCGGTCTGCGCTCACAAGCCGCTGCGGATATCGCGGCTGGCCTGCCCGGCGTGAATGCCCTTCTCAGATACAGCAACCTCGGCGTTCTCGGCGACGTGAATGCCGCGCTCGCCAACGGGCTCTATGGCTACCTGGACTGGATTGCAAAGCAGTCCGTGCCTTTCACGGCGACGGATGAGTACCTCGAAGGCTGGGCGGCCCTCAAAAGCGTAACCCGGACGGCAGCGGGGTATGCGTCAGGCCAGGTGATTTACAACGGCACCACCGGCAGAACCATTGCCGCTGGCACCTCATTGTCCCGTACCGATGGTGCGACATTCACCGTGCAAGACGATGTCGTTCTCGTAGGCGGTCTTGCCACGGTGACGGTAAGGGCAGACGCGCCTGGCACTGATGGAAACACCCCGGTCGGTACGACGCTTTCAATCACGTCGGCGATTTCTGGCGTAAACTTTCAGGGAACCGTATCTGTAGCTATCGAGGGCGGGACAGCCGTCCAGAATGACGATGATCTTCGGACCCGCATGATCGCCGCCTATTCGAGCCCGGCCTCCGGCGGATCGGCCTCGGATTATGTCAACTGGGCATTGGCGATTAACGGCGTCACGCGTGCCTGGCCGTTCCCCAACATCCATGGCTCTGGCACTGTCGGGGTGCTATTCATGATGGACGATCTGCGATCGAGCTATGGCGGCTTCCCGCAAGGCACGAACGGAACGGCAGCATTGGAAACGCGCGCGGCTCATGCCACTGGCGATCAACTCATGGTTGCCAACGCGCTTTATTCCGATCAGCCGGTGACTGCCCTGGTCCATGCGATGGCGCCTACCCCGAATACGATCGGCCTGACGATTGCAGGCCTTGGCTCAAGCCCTTCTACTTCACTCCGGACAGCTATAGCCAAGGCCATTTCCGAAGCGCTGCAACAAGCAGCTGCGCCCGGCGGCGTTACTGCCCTTGATGATATCAACAGCGCGATCCGTTCGGTTTCCGGAACTTCGGGCTTTGTCGTCACGGCCGTGACAGCATCAGCCGGAACGGTCTCCCCAACGCCTGCTGGCAACATCACCTCATCAGCTGGCGCCCTGCCAGTCCTTGGCACGATCAGCTACATCTGATGTCCTATTGCGCTGACGATTATGCCGCGGCGATCCGCGCATTGCTCCCGCGCGGCCGCGTGTGGCAGGCAGATCCAGGATCAGGTCAGGGAAATCTGGTTGAGGCCTTGGCAAAAGGCTGGGCCCGGCTGGACGCGGCAGCCTGGACGTTGCTCGAACAATCCCTTCCCGGCCGTAACCTGGATCTTGTGCCGGAATGGGAAGCATCCCTTGGCCTGCCAGACCCGTGCGCTGGCGCCGATGCATCATTGCAGCAGCGAGCAGCCCAAGTGCTTTCGCGATTTGTTGCCGGAGGGGGACAGAGTGCGGCATTTTTCATATCATTCGCCGCCGCATTGGGATTTGAAATCACCATCAGCATGGTCTCCCCCTTCAGGGTCGAGAACAGCGCCGTCGAAACCCCGCTGTATGAAGAGGAATGGCTTTTCGCTTGGAAGGTCCACGTCATCTCCAACACCAGCGGTTTGAGCAACGATGTCCTGCTTTGCGAACTCAACACGCTGAAGCCAGCCCATACCTGCGTCTCTATTGCATAGCGAGGTCAGATGTTCCGAATTGATAATTCGAGTTCCGTCGCGTCGCGACCGGCACCACTCGATGCTGGCACGCCTGGTTATTTCGGGAGAGGCGATGCGGTTGCGGGCACACCGCCGACGATTCTCAGCGCCGATTGGGCAAACATGGTGCAGGAAGAGATCCTTGCGCCGATTCTAGCGGCCGGCCTCACTCCGTCAAAATCCACGGTAAATCAGCTTCTCACTGCGCTTCAGCAGTTGTTTGTATCCCAGTCTGTTCCCCACATTGTCGCATCGTCTTTCGGGGCGAACTCGATGTACCTGCAATGGTCGAATGGGTTCAAGATTCAGGTGCAGGATATTACCCTTACTCCGGCATCCACCCAGACATTCAGCTATGCCAGCGCATTCAGCAATTGGTCTCGGGCATGGGTCAACGGTGACGATGGCGGAACTGACGTATCTCTTTACGTTACCGGAACTACGGTTGGGTCAGCAACAATTCGCAACTCATCCGGCAACACTGCCTCCGGAAATCTTTTCTCCATCGGATACTAAGAGGTGGATATGCCTTTTTTCTCACCGACCACAATGGGCTTCTATGACCCTGAGATGCATTCCGTAATTCCTGACGACGCAACCGAGATCACGGCAGAAACTTATGATAGCCTGATGGCCGGACAGTCCTTGGGGCAGCGGATCGTGGTCGGTGAAGATGGCGCGCCCGGCTTGGCCTCCCCTGCTGAACCGACTGACGACGAAAAGCGGGCCTCCGTCAAGGTCGAGGCACGCAAACGCTTGGCCGCAACCGATTACACGCAGACTGCCGATGTTGCTGGATTGCTCAAAAACGTGGGCGCTTTTTGCGAATACCGTTCGGCCATTCGCGCTATTTTCAGGTCTCCCCCGGCTTCCCCGAACTGGCCCACAGCGCCCGATCCCGTCTGGGCCTGAACACCGAAAATCTCTGATACAGCTTCGCTCCTCTCGGGGTGCCTTTTCTGTGAGTGACGCCCATGGCTGACGCGACTGCAACCACGCTTCCCAATTATCCGGCGGCTACGACTCTTGATGGCTCCGAACTCATACCGATCTGGCAGAATAACAAGCAGTGCTCCGCAACGGCAAATCAGCTGCTTGAGCCTGGATTGGATGAGATTGGCAATTATATTGCTGAAGCTCATCTTATTGCTAATCAGATTGTAGATGGCGCTACAGCAGTTGCAGCATCGGCAGGCTTCTTGAATGCGGTCGTCTCGACCGGAGGAACGCCGCCTTATGCGGTGACCGGCATTACCGCAGGCTCTGCCGGTTCTGGTGCGACAGTGGCTGGCGAGTTCGATCTTGTCATCAGCGGTGGCCCTGCTGGGCACAAAGCGCGCGTGATTGTCTCGGGCGGGCAGATCGCGGGCTATCGGATCATCAACGGCGGCCTTTCGACCAGCGGCGCCATGCCCACATACACCTTGCCCACGATTGCTGGGCTGACCGGTGCAACAGCTCCAACTGCGACGGTTGCTGCGCTGGCGAATGGCCAAACCTTCGAAGCCCTGTCCAGCGACAACCAGCGAGCCCTGCTTTGGCAGGTGTCGGGCGGGGTGTTGGCACCTGTCAACGACACCTCTGGTTCGCAGATTTCTCGCTATTTGGGATCCTCCCTGCGATCCATTCTTGCCGAACTCGGGTCAGATCTGAGCGACATCACGAGCGCGTCGGTCGGCACGCTCCTGGGCAGCGGCAACCCGACCAACAACGACCGCATTCAGCTCTCGGTGCCCGTCGCACACACTGGCTTCACGACCAAAGT